GCATCGGCTCAGCGACATCCGGCGCAGGCACGTTCGAATCGTAGGACCAGCAGCGCGGCGCGGCATGCTCCTCGGCGCGGGGATCGTACTGACCCTCGTAGTAGGTGCGGTTGTACTCGGGCGAACCGTTGACCACGATAACGTCGAGGTAGCCCTGCTTGTTCTTCGCAACTTCTTCGCCGCCGACAATCAGGCGGAAGATCTTGCCACGGATGCTGATGCGCTTGACGCTGACGCCCTGCTTGAGCAGGTTCTTGGTCAGTTCGCTCGGACCCTCACCACGGATGTAATCCGGGATCACGTTCGGCTTAAACGGAATAATTTCGTACGACATTATTTTCTCCTAACGGTTATCGTGTATTCCCGATCAATGTTCAGCCCTTCCGGATGCACATCGGGATTCTCTTCAAGGAACGTCTTGATATTCGTCTGGTGAATACGCTTTTCAAGAAGTTCGAAAGCATCGCGCTCTTTCACAACGTTGTAGAAAGAGGCCCAATCATTAGTCCAGTAGCGGGATTTGACTCCCTTCATCACGGTGCCCTTATCGGTCTTGATAGACTCGGCACCGGTTTCTTTGCACATCTCCAACAGAGCGCCGGAGACAACCTTCAGTTGCTCATCGAGTGCCTTCACCTGTTGATCGGCTTCGGCTTCGATTTGTTTCTTTGCATCGCGGATGGCGATGTATGCCTCGACCAGTGTCGAAGCGTCGATGTTGGCGGTCATTCTGGATCCTTTGTTTGTGAAGGAACGGAGGTCAGCTTACCGGATGATGTTTACTCTGTCAACGCTTGACGGTAAAGATCAACGAGCTTTTCATGCGCGTCTAATCGGTTTTGGAGCATCTTGTAGAGCTTGCGCTCCACCGCACTTCCTTGGATGTGCACGACAGTCATCGGGTTGTGCTGACCGTGCCTGTCGATGCGTGCGTTTGCCTGCAAATAGGTCTCGGTGCTGGTTACGGGCGCGTACCAAATCACAACGTTCGCAGCGGTGAGCGTCACTCCGTGCGCTGCTGCAGCGGGTTGGATTATCAATACCTTGATATCGTCGTTGCCCTTGGTCTGGAAGCGGTTGAAGATCTCGTTGCGCTTAGTGACAGTAACGTCTCCATTAATAACTTCAGCCGGAATGTGCTGCGAGTCCAGATACGCCTTCAGCACTTCAATCGCGTGCGTGAACGGCACGAAGATCAGCACCTTGTGGCTGACCTCATCAATGACTTCTTTCACCACTGACAGTCGGTTACTGGAGTCGAACTCCAACACCGCGCCGCTCTCGCTGTACACAGCGCCGGTCGAGATCTGTAGGAGCTTCATCAGGTTCACCGCCGCGTTGGCGGATGTGATGCGCTCGTCGTTGGCTTCCACAAGGAACTCTTTGCGGACCAACTCGTAGTACTTCTTCTGTTGCGCAGTCAACTCGACTTCGCGGTCCACGTACGTGACATCAGGCAAGTCCAAGCAGTCTTTCTTTTCGAAGCGAATTGCTGGCTGTAAGGCAGCGTGCACCTTCTTCGCATGGTCGTGCCTCGGCACCCATTTGAACTGGGTAATCTTCACCATGACATGCTCTTTGAACGCGCCGCCGAATCTCGGCACGCGCTCGGGTACGCAGAGCTTGGCCAGCCCATAGGCATCGAACGGCGACTGCGCAGCGGGCGTGCCGGTCATCATCCACATCCACCGCTCCTTGGTAAGCACCCCGTTCATAGCCTTCCAGCGTTTGGTGCCCACGGTCTTGTAGGAAGTCGCCTCGTCAATGATGATGAGATCAAAGTCGGCCTTGGCGATGTCGTCGGCGACGATGGCTACACCATCGAAGTTAATCACAACGTAGTCGTAGGGGCCGTTGATGACCTCCTTACGTTTCTCGCGAGTTCCATACGCGATCCCGACAGATCGATGCAGGGCGAACTTGAATAGGTCTTGTTGCCACGCAGCCTGCATGATGGACAGCGGGCAGACGATCAGCACGCGCCGGATCTCGCCTTGGTTCATCAGGTAGTCAGACGCCCAGATCGCCGAAGCGGTCTTGCCCGTGCCCGCCTCGTTGAAGCAGAACGCTCGCTTGTGCAGGCTAAGAAATTCTGCAGTGTCTCTCTGGTGCGCCATCGGGCTGTACAGCCCCGGCCATTCGTAGTCCCGATGGATCGGTGACGGTGCCTTACGGACACCAATCGAACGCAGATATTGTGACTCCTTCAGCCCCCACGGGACCACCACCGTGGCGACATCGCCATCCATCCGTGCCACTGCACTGTCGTTGATCTCGTTGGTGATTTTGTTGGGGTTGCGCGTGCGTACGACAAGAAAAGCGTCGTCCACTATTTCCATTATTTTTTCTTTCTTGGAGTGTTCTTCTTTACTGTGTGGTCCGAATTACGGTGGAAGCTACGATTCTTGCCCGCTGGCACTAGCCGAATGTTTCCGTCTCCATTTGTGCCGCCCTTTGACAGCGGCTTGATGTGGTCAATGTCCTTGCCCTTGCGGTTGATGACTTTACCATCTTTGCCGGGGTTATCTAATTCATAGCGTATACGCTCTCGGGCAGCGCGGCGCTCTTTTTCATGCTTGCGAGCTTTTTGCTGTTTATATTCTTTTTCGTAAGGACGGGGCTTGTTCACATAAGGCATCTAATTTCTCCCATTGTGTTCGCAACTCAGCACTGGGCAGAACTTGCGACAGGTGAAGTTAGGCGACGGGTTCCAGAGATCCATGTCGTATGCCATGTCCAGACGCTTCGTCGCCGGTAGCCACTTTTCCCAGACGGAGTCTATGTCCGCGCGGTTCAGAGTGACCTTCAGGAATTCTTTAGATACCACAAACAGCAGTCCTGCGCGAATGGTCTGGATGTGCGGGAAGTGCGCAAACGTCGCCAGCGACAGAATCTCCAACTGACCGGTGTCGGCGTAGCGCGCAGACTTGCCCGTCTTGTAGTCCACGATGATCGCTTCGGTGCCGTGACCCTTCTCGGGGACGATCATAAGGTCTGCGATGCCGCGCCACCAATACTGCTTGTTGAAGAAGTCGCAAGGCTCGCGGTCCCGGTTCAGTGCCATCTTGAACTCGAAAAGCTGCATGCCGGGGATCGCTAAGAGAATATCTACGTACTCCTTAACGAAAGAGAATTTCTCAGGAAAGGGCGTCCCATCCCGGCCATAGTCTTCGGCAGCCTTATGTACTTCGGTGCCGTATCGCATCTGCTCCGTTTCAGGTTCTATGATATCCTTAATAACTCTAAGGTGATGGTACTTACGTGGGCACTGCTTGAACAAAGACAGCGAAGAATATGACCAAGACGCGGGCATGATTATTCTACCTTGAACCAGTCGTCCATTAGCATGTCCGTCTGAGATGCAAGCCACGGCACAAAATGCCCACTTGCAGTTTTCATAGCAATATAAGGCAGCTGCATAGCTGCAGCATCTCCGGGCACGAACATGATGTACATATCTCGACCGCCCCAACCACGCCTAGCGGCTTTGTTACCGAGTCGGATTAATTTTAAAGCTTCGCCGAAATCACTCATCGCACATCCTTTCTGAATCCGTCAAGTGCCCACATGGAAATTTCTTCACAGTGATCCGCGAACTTATCTACTAGCTCGTTAATCTCTGCAAACTCTTGTGCATCGCGGCTGACAGCAGCCTTGAGACACCGTTCTCCAAGAACCTTAAGAACCTTCTGCATTTCCACAAGGTGGAAAGAATAATCAACAGTCGCCATAAGTCTCCCCTACTCCTGATTCACAATTGACTGGCAGTTCAGCAGCCCACTCCGGCACTGTGCGCATGCAGTCCTCGACATATTTCTGTGCAGTCTTTGCCCGCTTCTTTGGGGCGATGATCCCTACGGCGTCGTGCACTGTGATGACCGGGCGGAAGTGTTCCGAGATCATCGCCATCTGCTCACCGACTACGCATCGTGCCAGAGCCTGCACCACATTTTCAACTACTTTTCCACCGTAAATCTTGGTCCGTCCGTTGCGCGTCTGGTAGGAGAACTGACCGTCACTGTCCTTCTCAAGCCCGGGGTACTTAATCATGTAACCACTAGGTAAGCGGAAACCCAAAACACCATCGGTGTCTAAGTCGAGATAGACAGCTTGCGGTTGACAACCAAAATACGCAGTGACCGCTCCGCTACATATAGCTTCCAGTGCGTTCTGCCCTTGCTTCCAAAGTTCCGTTATTTTCTTACTTGCTTCACGGTAGATGTCGATGATCTCTTTGCATTCTTCAAGAGATAGATCGATACCGGATAGCTTGAGAAAGCCTTGGAACTTCACGTGCCCAAGCCCGTAGCCGCATCCGAGGACAACGCCCTTTCCCATGAACCGCTCGTCCTTTGTTATCTCCTCGACCGGCTTGTTGTATATCTTGCTAGCCATAAACTTGTATACATCCTTGCCTTGCGCAAATTGCTCGACAAGATCGCCCTGCCCAGCCAGCCATGCCAGCACGCGAGCCTCGATCTGTGAGGAGTCGCAGTCGATGAAGACATGCCCATCCGGTGCACGAATAGCCTGCTTGAGGGTGTTCTGCCCACGGCTCGGGAGGTTCTGGAGATTTAGCTTGTCGGATCCGCCCCAGCGCCCCGTGTGAGCCGCGTAGTAGCGCAAGGGAACTGGCAGAGTT